ATTTAGCTACTTTCGATGAAATCGAAAAGTATATGTATGGTGGTCCCGATGCTACTGCTTATTTTGTAAGAGAAACTCGTAAATCTACGTGGTTTACACAGGTGCCGGTTGCTCTAAGTCGCTCAGCAGGAACTCCTGCTTGGAATCAAGAATGGTCTGCCAGTATTTCTCGTGCTGGTGATTATTTGCTTCAAACTTGGCTTAGAGTTACTATTCCTTCAGTTACAATTCTTACTTCAGGAGTTCCTACAACTGCAACCATCAGATGGACTAAGAACTTGATGCACAACCTTATCAAAGAATGTACTATTACATTTAACGATCTTGTTGCTGCTAGATTTGATAACTACCATTTAGATTTTTGGGCTGCTTTTACTGTTCCTGCTGGTAAGCAAAATGGATACAACAATATGATTGGTAATATTCCTCAACTTGTTTATCCTGTTCCTTCAAGTGCAGGACCAAATTCTGGATATACTCTTCAAAAGCAAATTCTTAACTTGCCTCTACCATTTTTCTATGGTAGAGATAGTGGAGTTGCTCTTCCAACAGCTGCCCTTCCATATAACGATATGAGAATTAACTTCTCATTCCGTGACTGGACCGATCTTCTTGTTTATCAACTCAATACAGGTGCTGGTCCTTCACAACTACCTACACCATATTCTACTTATATTACATCTGATATCTTAACTCAAACCACTCTTACTGCAAATGTTTGGGCTAATTATGCCATCGTTTCAAATGACGAACGTAAGAGAATGGCCTGTGCACCCCGTGATATTTTGATCGAGCAGGTCCAGACAGCTCCAAGACAAAATTATGCTCCTGTAACTGATTACAGACCTAATTTTGATATCAGATTTTCACATGCTATTAAGGTTCTTTTCTTTGCTGTACGTAATACTACTGGAAAGAGTGAATGGTCTAATTACACAACTGTATCCCCCGTTGTCAAGAACTCCGGAGGTGCTGGAGGTGTTAACTTGCTAGATTCAAGAAATAACTATCTCGCTGCTGATCCTATCGATACTACTTCTCTAATCTATGAGAATACTAATCGTCTATCTGATATGGGTTCTGATTATTATTCTCTTGTTAACCCTTATTACAACGCTCCAGTCATTCCTTATTCTATTGGATATCACTGCTATTCATATTCACTAGATTTTATCTGCTTGGATCCGATGGGATCAACTAACTATGGAAAATTGACCAACGTATCAATTGTCCCCAAAAGTTCAACTGCTGCTAACACAGCCGCAACTGCTGGTCAACTAAATGCTGCTTCTAGCAGCCAAACTTATGAATTTATTGTTACTGCTGTCAACAATAATATCATAAGAATTTCCGGAGGAGCTCTAGGTGAAAATGGGAAGCCTAGAATAGGTAGATGCTTTAATAGTTGTGGTAAAACTATTAGAGATAAACATTTGAATTACCACCAATTAACACTTACTATATGTTAATTGATATAACTACCTAGTATATTGATAAAACAATATGCGAGATAATTTATAATGTCGGGAAACCCCTTAAGATTATACTACCAAACTATTATAGAAATATAATATGTGGCCACGTTAATAGCGTCGGGTATGGTAATAATGTATAATATTGGGCAATCCGCGGGTAAAGAACTTAAAATCGTTATGCAAGATAATGGTTCTCCCTCAACGATCACCGGATTATCGGTCTTAGATGTATAGCAAACATCAATCATAGGCTTAAGGTATGATCTGTCCCTCTCTGAAAAGTTAGGGGATTTAAAACACGTTCCCTGTTTTATAATTGTACTATTCTATTTTTATACAAGGTATTTGTATAAAAATTGATTTTTAAAATATATTTTTAAAATATTTTTTACAAGATGAAAAAAGCATATATTTATAAAATAATTAATACAAAAACTGATGATATTTATATTGGCTCTACTATTCAAAAGATAAAAGATAGATTTAAAGCTCATAGGAGTAATGCAAAAAATAATAAAAAAAATCTTCTTTATGAGTGTATGCGTAAAAATAGAATAGAAAATTTTAATATAGAATTAGTAGAAGAATTTGAGTTTAATAAAAAAGAAGAAATTGGTATTAAAGAAAAAGAATATTTTGTAAAATTAAAACCTAATTTAAATATGATACCTCCTAGTATTTATATTCAAAAAGAATATGGTAGAATTTATAAATTATTCAATATTTTAGATAAAACACAATTTTACATAGGTTCTACAATTAAAAAGATAAATAACAGATTAAGTTCTCATAAATCTGCCTCAAATAACATAAATACTCCTTTATACAAATATATGAATGAGAATGGGAAAGAAAATTTTCTTATTGAATTAGTAGAAGATAATATTCTAAGTGATAATCTTATAATAAGAGAAAATTACTGGATAAATGAACTTAAACCACCTTTAAATTCAAACATTTTTTTATGTAGAACAGAACAAGAAAGAGATAAAGCAAAATATGAAAACAATAAAGAGCAAATAAAGAAACGTGTAAATGAAAGAAGAATTATTAAAAGAGACGAAATTAACTCTCAAAAAAGAGAACATTATGCTAGAAATAGAGAATCAATTTTAGCTAAACAAAAAACACAAGAATATAAAGATCGCGCAAATAAATTAAGAAGAGAAAGACGAGCTAAGAAAAAACTTGAAAACAATTCATAAGTAATAAATATATACTATTCTATTTTTATACAAATACCTTGTATAAAAATAATTACTTCAACCTTAATTCTAAGTTTTCTTTTTCTAGTTCAGATATTCTTAACTTTAATTTTGTATTTTCTTTCTGTACCAGTTCTAAAGTTATTTTCAAATCATTATCTCTAAGTAAAGTTTCAATAGTTTCAATAAAATTGTTTAGAGTTGAAGGTGGTTTAAATATTTCAGATTGATTATGGAATTTAACATTATACACACTTAAAAGTTCTTTAATTTTCTTTTCGATTGGTTCACCTGAAATTTCAAAGGCTTTAATCATTCTAAATTGCTCATATTGACTTTCGCAACTAGTATGTTTTTTTTCACGTTGATGAATGTTACAATCAGAATAACCAAGCTTCACTAGAGATTTACCAATATAGGCAATATATAAAACGCATTTGTTTGTATATAAAGACCAATCGTGCTTTATTTCTAATTCTTCAGCTTCAATATCAATTTCAGATAAATCTAGTAATTTACGAATAGGTCTTTGTAATTTAACTTCTCCCTTAGTAAATAATTCATCTAATATTTTAGATACTTGTACTGCAAAATAAGGAGAAATCCATTGTGCTAAATTATAAGCAACTTTTCTATGTATCCAAGTACCTTGGATTTTAGGATTTAGCGAGTTAAGATTTACGGACTCGCTGATACCACCATGTTTTACAATAATTAATTTAGATTCCGGAATATTTTCAGATTTCTCTAATTCTTTTATAAATTCTTGTGTTTGTTTGAGATTATGATAATGATTAAATTTTTTACCACCTGCTTTACATAATTCAGTAGCATTTATCATACCATCTTTTCTTATTGGAATTAAACAATCTTTGCCATTTTTTAGCATAATATTGTGTTCAGTTATACATAAATCTATATTTTCTTCGGAAATAATTTGATTTATTTCTTCATTTTTATTAGCTTTTGATTCTTCAAAACCATCATCAATATTAAAGTTATTATCATTTGTTTTGTTTTCATTTTCAAGTTCATCAAAATCTACATGATTTTTAATTAGTTCATCTTTTTTCAAATTATTATAAGATGTAAAGCCTCTATCTTTTGCTAATTTTTTTAGTTCCTTCATATTCATCTTATTATAATTCACTTTGTTATCATCATAAACTAAATCAAAAGGATTTTTTTCTAACAGGCTAATTAAACCATCTTTTGTTTTAATATGTGCATTATGTAAATTTCTATCTTTACATAATTTTCTCAAATCAGGGACATTCATTAAACGATAATTTGGTTTAGTATCTTCAATTACAATACTATCATAATTTTTATTCCAAATATTATTTTTTCTACGTTCAACCATATTTAACATCCTTTCTTTTAAAGTTTTAATAGCAATTGAATTAGAAATTCCTATTTTATAACCATAATTAGGTGCGATTTTTCCTAAAGCACTATTTGTCATATTTTTCCAACTTTCAACTACTTCATTAGTTATTGGTATTTTTAGTATCTTCACATAGTCATGATATTCCTGTGTAGGTTCAAAACGACGTGCTGTATATTGATCATTATCTTCTTCATCTGGATGATTTTTTACGTATTCAAAAGTAGCAATCCATGTTTCAATAGTATCTGCTGATAAACCACCTCGCGATGATTTACCCATGAACATTCTTGCTAAATTAGTACAATTAATAGATTCTTTTGCTTCGATTAAAAATTCGTACATAATACCATGCTTTGCTGCTTCTTGACAAAAATTTTTTGGATTAGACATATGCTTTCGCATCGGTTTTATTGCATGTAAGTTTTCCATAAGTAATAGTCTTTTTATAATAGAATGCTTGTCTTTAAATCTCAATTATTTTAAAATTATTTTTTCAAGGCACATTTAAATATGAAAAAATTGATTTTTTAATTTTTTATAATTCAAAATTTATATCAACTATAAATGTCTTTATTTGACACTATATTATCTTCATTTCAAAAACTAAGCGTAAAATCCGCTGAATATTGTTCTGATTCCGACGAAGAACACGAAGGAACAAGAGAATATGATGATTTATTAGCTAATATTGAAGCTTTAAAAAAATGTAACTATACAAAAAATTTAGCAAGTAAACTACATATCAAAAACAAGCATTACTTTGAATCGATTGTTTTTATATCTTCCGATTCTTCTCAAATGGAGATAAAAGAACAATTATCTAAGTGTTTAGAAATAAATCATAGAACGGAACATATCTTATACTGCTTAAAAACAAAAAAAATATTAAATAACGTTCTAGCTTATCTTAACCGATAAAAAATATAATTTTATATAATTTTGTATTATATAAAATTGAATTTAAATTTAAGTATCTCATATTTTAATTAAAAATGGACATTAATATTCA